ACCTTGAGATACTGCAATTGTCATAGAATCTTGAACTTTTATAAATGGAATAACACCATCAGAAGTGCTTCCATCTGTTCCAATTGCGGAGCCTTTAGGGCGGACATGGTTCCAGTGAACTCCAACTCCACCACCATATTTGCTCATAATAGCAAGTTCTGTCATTGAGTCAGAAATGTCATACATGTTATCAGGAACAAGAAAAGAGAAACAAGAAATATTCAATCCTCTATTTGTGTTTGTGTTTGCTGCAACGGGAGAAGCAAGACACAGCCAATTGTTCCACATGAGTTCAAAAAACTTATCTGCTAGCTCTGGTTTTTTTAACGTTTTTGCCGAGCCACTAGAGACTCTTTTATACATGCCTTTTGGTGTTTCACCACGAAGTAAGTAACCTTTTGATAAGGTAGAAAATCCTTCTGGTGTCATCCATTCGGGAGCTTCTTGTTTTTCTTTAAGTTCTTCAAGTTTTGTTTTTGTCATATAAAAAATCTTTCTTTAATCATCAAAGATATTGTCAAAAGTGATGCCGCCCTTTTGATATTGAGTTTCGCGGCTAGCAAAGAAATCAGTTTGCATTGATCCACCTGTCATAACATCAAACCATTCCATCTTTTTCAAAGATTCTTTATCGATGTTTTTCCAGTTTGCTTTCAATCCAAGATCGCCAAGTTTTGCATTTGCTCTTTGACGAATAAAGTTTTTTAAATCTTTTGGATCAAGACCCTCAATTGGACCAAGTTCAAAAACTTTGTCTATAAAATCATCTTCAAGTTGAACAGTAACTCTGGCAGCCTCGTAAATTTCTTTTTTGAGTTCATCTGTCCATAATTCAGGATTTTCTTTGATTAGTTGTCTAAACAACCAGCAACCTGCGGCACTGTGAATCTGCTCATCTCTGTTGCTCCAACTGATGATTTGTCCGACTCCTTTTAGTTTATTAAATCTAGAAAAACTAAACAATGCTGCAAAAGAAGAATACAAAGAAACGCCTTCTGTAAAAGCAGAGAAGATTGCTAATGATTTAGCAATTTCAGACTTTGAAGCCGCCACAGGAATATCTACAATTCTGTCAATTTTTGCTTTTGTTGATGGTTCTGAAAGAAACGCAGAGTAATCTTCAATACCTAGTGAATCATTTAAATAAGCATAACCAGCAGTATGGATCGTTTCAAATGAAGAAAAGGCAGAAGCCATCATTGTTATTTCAGGATGAGGAAACCATTTTGTTACTTTTGATCCCCAATATTCGTTGACGATTACTTCTGTTTGTGTGAAACCTTTTAAAATTCCGGCAATAACATTTTTCTCTGCTGGAGTAAGAACGAATTGCCAATCTTTAATATCTGATGACATTTGTACTTCTGTAAACAACCAGTGTGCTTGTTGTTGTTGAAGCCATAGTTCATATGCTTGAGGATATAAGAACGGTTTATATGTTGTCCGTGTAGTAAGAATTTGTGACATAGTTTTTGAAAAAAGGAATACCAAACCGTTCAACACTTTCGTCGAACGGCTGGTATGCCGTTGAGGTTGTTTTAAGTATTAGCTCTCTGATTGGCTTGGATCGAGAACTTTAATAAACTTCTTTTTTAGTTCATCTTTTGTTTTCAACCCAAACAATCTCTGCTTCTCTTCACCATTAGAAAAGAGAACCATGGCAGGTAGTTTTGCAATTCTAAGGTCTTGTCCTAAATCCTGAAAGTCGTCTAAATTTATTTTTATAACTTTCATAGATTGATCTTGAAATTCTGTTTCAACCAATGATTGAATCATTGGGCTTAGAACTTTACAAGGGCCACACCAAGGAGCATAAAAGTATGCTACAACTAGTTTAGTATCATTCATTGATTCTAATAATTCATGAAATTGGTCTACTTCATCGTCTTTACTAGATTCGTTCAGTTCAAATTCTGTTATCATTTATTTATTAGTTTTCCTGTTTTTTTGAAACAATTTTATCAAAACTTAATCCTTCTTCCGAGTCTGCGTTGAAACGTTTTACATACATTTTCTTCAACTTACTCATTCCATCATCTTTTGGTTGTGAGGAAAGATTAGAAGTGCTTTCCATAAGCTCTTCTTCTGCGTCTGTAAGAATTCTGAAGTAAGATCGTGATTTATCTACAAGCATTGAATATAAAACACCGTCTTGGCCCGCTCTGTTTTTTACGACAAACAGTTTCATTCTGTTTGAAGCTTTTTCAATTTCTTTTTGATTGAGAGAAATAATCAAATCACAAACCATGGCTTTGCCATATGATTCTGCCATGTTACCCATGCCAATTACTTCGGCACTCAAACCATCTCTATTAGATTGTGTGGCGGTCCAAATTGGAACGTCTAGCTCCATAGCTAGTGCTCTCAATTCTTCAAACACAAACTGTAATTCTTGTCTTTGTAAATCTGATCGTGATGTAGAACGCATAATATCTGCGTAGTCAACAACAACCATATCAGGTCTAAACCCTGTAAGACTTAATTTTTCCAAATGAGAACGAATAGTAACAACGGTTGCTGTACGTGTTGGATATTCTTTAATGATTAAGCGACCATAATTTTCTTTGTTGTCTTCATAGTGCTTAATAACTGTGTCTTTGCTTTCTCTGATATCATTAGAATTAATATCACAAAGATTGCTATCTACACGAATACCAATTGCTGCTTCACTTAACTCGAAAGTATAAAAAGCAATGTTTTTGCCCATTCTTAAAGCATTTGCAGTCATCTGCACCAACCACAAAGATTTACCTGTGCCAGAAGTAGCAATAACACAACCAATTTCTTTGCGGCCTAATCCACCGTTCAAAATATATTTTTTATCAAGGTCTGGAAAGCCTGTTGGAATCGGATCACGTTGTTGTTTTTCATAACGTTTATCAATATCATTCATAATATCATGACCAGAAGACCCTTGTTCTCCTGTCATGATTGCACGTTTCATTGTTTCCAAAACAGCATCAAACTTACCAGAAGAAATTAAATCAATCGAGTCTGCTAATGCACCTTTGATTTTTTGCATTTTACAAAACTCAAAAGCTTTATCCTTGAAATAAGCTAAATCATTGTAGTTTTGATATTGATCATCTTTGATAATTTTATTCAGATAACTTGCTATATCTTCTCGTAAACCATCATCTTTTGTGTTAGTTAATTCTTGTTTTACGATTGAAACAATTGTTTGAATTGCAGGAAAATCCTTGTATTTGTTATGATAGTCATAATAAGTTGAAACAATCCATTTTAGATAATTCGTTTCAAAAAAAGAAACATCCACAACTTCTTCAAATGTGGATGCCCATTGTTTGTCTACAAGCAGAGCTTGAACAACTCTCTCTTGAAAGAACTTTCCGAATTGTGAAAGTGATTGTTGATTAGAAACAGATGTATTAGAATGTTTGGCAGTCGTTGTCAGAGGTGCTGATTGGGTCATGCTTAAAGATATTTAGTGGGTTCACAGAGTTGTTATTCAACAACTTCTGGAGACTCATTCTCTTTTTTTAAGACAAGTTGTTTCGTGACGTTAAGATTGAACAGCCCCTTCATTTTCAAGAAAAACATCTCATAATCAAAATTAAAAGAAATTCCTTTCGGTGTTATAATTGACAAAAAAGGAATTTTAGCATTCTTCAGTTCAGAATAATTTTCTAGTTGAAATTTTAGTTTCTCTACTTGGGAAACTGAAAAAACAGAACTGTCTAAATGCATCAGTTTCCAATTAAGCCTTACCTTTTCTTCGCCTTCTTTAAGAGACAGCAAAGTTTTTTTCTTGTTTTTCGGATCAGATGTTTTTAAACTAACTTGATCAAACAATTCTTGGATTGTGAGTTCTTTTTCGTTAGAAGAAAATTCTGGAAACTCTTTTGAGAGGGTTGCAAAACCTATTCCTCTTATTCCATCTATGTTGTCTGATTGATCTCCATTGACGCATTTGGCTAAACAATAATTTATAGGATGTATGTTTGTTTTTTTAATAACATCATCTGTGTTTATTGTTAGTTTTTTAACAGGATCAAAAATACATACTTTGCGTGTTTCGGTTGTTTCTATTAATTGATAAAAATCATTATCTGAGCTGGAAATTGTTATTTTTGGACAATGTTTGAAATAATTGTTTACTAAAAATCCAATGATGTCATCGCATTCTGTGTCTTTAAGAAAGAGTTGAAAAATTGGTAATGTTCTTAGCAATTTTACCAACATTAACATTTGTTCTGTTCTGTTTGTCGGAACAATATCTCTACGTTCTTCTCTTTTTTTTATTTTTTGAGTGAAAGTTGATTGTTTAATACCTTCGGGGACTACAGAAGCAGTTTGCTCAGGTTTCAGTTCTTCTTTAATATTAGAAAAGGTTTTTGCTCTATTTGCTTTATATTCTGGAGATAAAGCCTTCCGTCTAGGACTTGGGCCGCCTTGTTCCCAAACTATAATAACTTTTGTTGGCTTTAACAAATTTACCATATAAGACAGATATTGCATAAAGCCAACAATCCCGCCAACTGTTTCCCCTTTGGGAGTAGTTGCAGGATTGGCTGTGTAATGTCTTAAAAAGATGTTTAAACCATCAACAATCAAAATATTTTTTTCTGATTCATCAACAACAATTTGTTCCATGAACTAAGATGGAAACATGAATCAGAGATGTACTATACAATTTTATTTTATGGTAGTTCTCCCAAAAAAGTTTGGGCCGTAAAACCAAACAAAGTATGATTAAACATTGGCAACCACGCTTTGTAAGAACCAATCAAAACTTCTGCAAGAAAATGCGTCCCGAATTCAGCGGATTGTCTTAGAGGAATAATTTTACCAAGAAATAAAAAAATACTTGGGCTGTTGTTTCCAACCCAATGTGAGTAAGCACTCATATGAATTAGACCAGAAAATTTTCTTATTTTAGAATAATTTGTAAATGATCTTTCATAGTGATATAAATCATGATTGCGAAACGAAGTTTTTTCTTTCTCATTATTACAAACATACAGATTTTCGCTTTTAGCAAAATCAGATATGACTTTATGGGAATATAAATTACATCTCGTCATTTGAATATCTGTTTTGTAAACATATGGAGAAAAAATATTTATTGAACCAAAATTTTTTCCATCAAATTCATTATACCATTCAATGATTGTGTATGGTTGTAAATCATACCAAAAATCAATATCTCTATTAATAAAATCCAAACCCAACGAACCTGTATTTACATGCATTTTAAAATCCTTTGGCGAGAGGAAGAAGTTCTTGATGAACCTATAACCATCTCGCCAAAGATGTCAAACGAATCGTTTGACAATGTATTAAGATTTAGCTTTTATTTGTAGAACCGAAACCACCAGCACCACGCTCTGTTGGTGTTAGTTGTTCTTCCGGTACTTCAAATCCACTCATATGTACTACAGGTCGTGGTACCATCTGAACTAATACAACTGGTGTTTTAATGTCTGGAGCTGATTTATCAACTTTTCTAAGAGGTACCAAAATAGTACCTGTATAGGTTCTGTCAATAACACCCGTTGAATTTGCTAAAACATATCCTGTTTTTGATAATGAACTACGTGGCACTACATCAAAATACCAACCGAATGAAGGTTGAACTTTTAGACCAGTATCATAATATTCTACATCACCAACAGTTTTTACTTTTTCAAGTAATGTAAGATCATATCCTGAATCTGATACTCTCGTTTTGAATGGAGCTACCGCATCTGGTCTTGCTTTTGCATACAAGAAAGACAACACATGATTTAGTGGTGTGAGGGTGCCATCTTGATTTGATCTAAAGTTTG